CAGCAAAATTACGAAACAGTTAGAAAATGGGTAACCCGATACGATTGGTATAAGGAACGAGAGGCTACTATAAAGGATGAGCTTTCAGATTTGGCGAATAGAAGGGCCCATCAAATGAATAAGGTTATGACTGATGGGCTTGATGCAATGATTGAAGCTGTGGCTAATGCTAAGAAGGGTGCCACGACAATTGATGATGCCGAGAAGATTTCCAAAATGATTGCCAATATAGATAAATTATATAGATTGCAAACTGGAAAGCCTACGGAAATTAAGGAAGAACGCAAATACACAAGCGTGGAACATAAGGCTCTTGGCACTAAAGAGAGTTTATTAAAGGCCCTTAAAGATGATCCTTTCATGGATGTTGAATACGAAGATGTCACTAATAAAAATATCGAAGAGTAATGTTACAAGCCTATGCCAGTATAGGCGAAATAAATGTGCATTAGAGCGCATAAAAAGAAGAAATAAATATGTAGCATACTGCATATTAACTATTTATTTCTTCTTAATGGGAGCAATTATTAAATGGCTGTAGCTGAAGATTATGCAGAACGAATAGCATCCTTAAATAATATATGGATGCCGCACGCTGGGCAAATGTCAATAGGTAAGGCCCTATTCAATGATGGCAAGAAAAGAGTATTCGTACAATGTGGGAGAAAATTCGGAAAATCGGAAATAGCAATCTACTGCGTACTGAGATGGGCATTTATGAACCCAGGTCAAGAATGTTACTACATTGGGCCGTATAGGAAGCAGACTAAAAGGATTGCTTGGCGAAGACTTAAAAGGATGATAGCTCAGCTACCTAAAAAGTATATTAAAAGAATTGGTAACAATAATGATTTAGAGATTGAGTTTGAAAATGGATCTATAATCTATCTTGATGGATCTGATAACGCCGAATCTGATAGGGGCCTTTCAGTGGATTTTCTTGTATATGAGGAATTTAAGGACTTTAAGCCTGAGTATCATGTAGGGATGGAACCTAATCTTGCCATTGTGGATGCACCACTTCTAATAATTGGAACTCCACCAGATCATGAATGTCAGTACACAGAAATAGCAGATAGTTGTAAGGCAAACGTTTCAGGAACGGATTTTTGGATTTCCCTACCTTCTGCCACTAATCCCCATATCTCACATGCGTACTTAGAAAGGAAACAAGAGGAGCTTAAAGAGAAGGGAGAACATGATGTTTGGATGCGAGAGTACATGGGAGTATTCGTTAAAGGTGGATCAGGATCAATCTTCCCAATGCTTGATAAGAGTAAGCATGTATACGATCACGACCTATTACATAGATTACACATTAGAAAAGATGCCAGCAAATTACAATGGTATTGTGTAGTCGATCCAGGGTCAGCTACGGCATTCGCAGGACTTATAGCTGCCATAGATCCTTATAATAGGAATATTTATTTATTGGACGAAGTATATGAGTCTGGAGCCGATTCAACCAGTACTGGGATAATTTGGCCTAAACTTCAATCTAAAATGTTAGACGTTAATCCAGGCGTTGATCCTAAAGGAGATACCTGGCAGAGGGTATACGATCAGGCCGCCCTATGGTTTATGGCAGAAGTATATTCCCAATTCCAAGTAAGCTTCTACAGAACAAATAAGGTAGACAGTAATAAGGAAGACGGTATATCGCTAATTAAAGATTTACTCCTACATAAACGACTATTTATAAGTGATAGGTGTGAAAATCTATACAAAGAAATGGAGGGGTACATAAAGGACTCAAAAGGAAAAGTCCCTAAAAAGAATGATCATTTAATCGACTCGTTACGATATTTGCTTTGGGCCGATTCTTATGAGTTCATACCCATCTCAATTCCTGAGAAAGAAACTAGCAATAGAAGGGGCTATTCCATACATAAGGACCCTACCTTAGATGATGATATCTGGTAAAGGACATAATTTATTATAAATATGAACATAGCAGCATTAATAATATCCGTACTATCATTAATAATAGCCCTGGGATGTGCAGTAGCGATCCTAGTACAAAGATTCTCCACTCATCAAATAGAAATTCTAGATTCTGCTAAAATCCAAAAGCAGATGGAAGAGATGGATAAACAGGACAAAAAAATGAATGCAAAAATTAAAGAAATCGAAAACAACGATAACTGGCTGTAATTTATGAGTAGTTCATTTGATCAGTTTTATTCGGATATGCAAACAGGGGCTGACAGAAGCCCAATTAAACCTCTTTACGCATGCAATTATAAAGATGAAGAAAAATTACATAAATGGATTAAAGAAACATTTCAATCCCTTATGAATGAACATGAAGATAGAATTAGAGAAGTATCTGAAAATCATCGCCTATATAAGGGTGAAATTTCCAACTCTTCTTTAAATGGCACTAGAGGAGATGGGTTTCAATCCACAAACACTTTTATAAAAGATGAAGAGTTATTTGTCAATTATATGAAGCAGTTAACGGATGAACAGGTTAATAAGATTACTGAAGTTAAGCCTGCGGTAGATGTATTGCCAGTTCATGATGAGCATGATGATAAAGTAGGCGCAAAAATATCAAAGTCTATAATTGATACGCGCTTTTATGAGGGAAATTTCGATAAGACTGTCAGACAGCTCACAAGGCGCACAAAAATAGCAGGTGAAGATTATATCCATATCTTTTGGAATAAGGATAAGGGAGCCGTTCATCCGTCTGTACAGGGCGATAAAAAGGTGCCACTTCTAGGCGAAGACGGTAAGCCAGAAAAAGATGATGATGGAAAAATAATTTATATTGATAAAGATTTAAAAATTGGCGAAGTTGATTGGGAATTGGTAGATACTAGACACGTTTTACCAGAACCTTCAGATGATTATAAGGATGCGAATTGGGTCATTAGATTGAAGCGCGAATATGTTCATGATCTTCGTTTGGAATATCCAGACAAGGCAGGCAAGATAAAGGCTATGAAAGCCGACGGCACTTCAATTAACGGAATGACTGAAACCCATCTACGAAGTATGGAAATGAGGGATCAAACACTAGTTCTCTGTTTATATCACAAGAAACATAAAAATCTGAAAAACGGGTATTTTGCAAAGGCCACAATGGATTGTGTACTAGAGCAAGGGGATTTTCCTTACAATATGGAAGGATTACCGTTTGTAAAAAGATCAGATAAAGAGATAGAAGGGGAAGCACATGCTCAATCGTTCATGCATGATGTTAAAGCTTTACAGGCACTTGAAATAGATATGACATCTATGATGATGCAGAATTTAAAACTATGTTCATATCCAAAATGGTTTGTGGATCAAGGATCTGTATCTACACAATCTCTCGGATCTGGAAGAACCGTAGTAAGTGTTAGACAAGGGTCAAGAAGACCAGAATTATCCGCTCCTCCTACTATTCCTTCTGATTTATTTAATTTTAGAGAAGATAATAGAAATCAAATGCGCCTATTAAGTACAGGGGGCATGAATGAGCCAGGACAACCGCCAAAAGGTATTACAGCCGGAGTTGCGCTACAATATTTAAATGAGGAAGAAAATAAGAGGTATAATACTGACATAGCCGGCCATTTCGATATGATAAAGGAATCGGCTGAAATGATATTAAGCCTTGCGCATCAATATTATGATGAAGATGATGGAAGATTTTTAAGGGTGTTGGGCAAGAATAATGAACATACGGCCATAAGCTTTAAAAAAATAGATCCGAATAAACCATACGACATTAGATTATCGCATACAACAGGATTGCCGGAAACTAAGTCAGCTAAGGTACAAACAGTTATAGACTTGGCTACTCAGTTTGAAGGTCTTTTTAGTAAAGAACAAATAATTGATTTATTGGAGCTAGGTAATTCTAATAAAATGTATGACCAAGCTACGGCTGCCGTTAAATCTGCTGAGTCTACTTTAGAGGATTTACTACAAGGCAATGCTGTTATGGAAGCACAGGCTTATGAAAATCTAATAGTATCCTGGAAGGTATTTACAGCTGACATACAAAAAAGAAGTTTTAAAGAGAATGTACCAGAAAATATTAGACAGGCAGTATTAGATTACATAGGTACTATGGAAATGTTAATGATAGAGAAAGCAAATATAAATACGATGTTTGCCCAAGAAATGGCACAATTATCGCTATTTCCTTGCGTATTTAACATGCCTCCAGCTCCTACAGTTGATCCAGCTATGATGGATGGAACGGAGGGTGCTCCAGGAACACAACCTATGATTGATCCAGCTACTAGCGCCGGATCGGAGGCTGCGTTACCACAAGAAGAGCAGATGGGCCTTAAAAAGAGATCAGATGCAAATTTTTAAGTTATAGTGGACATAATATATTATTATTATCGGGGTAAAGCTAAATAAGGAGCCTTAAGATTATGAGTGATGTGAGTGATGAAGTTGGTGAAGTAAGTTTTGATGAGGTATCAGATACGGCAGAGGAAACAACAGAGGTTTCTTTTGATTCGGTAGAAGATGTGCCCGAAAAGGTAGAAGCTGATTCACAAGACGCGGAAGTGGTAGAAGATGAAGATGAAGAGCAACCTACCATCTCTGATAAAGAAGTAGAAGCCGACCTAAAATTAATGAAGGCTAGAATGGGGGACGCTGAGTATGATATGCCAGAAGATGCCCTATTTACTCAGAAAGTTAATGGGGAAGATACGGAAGTAACTCTTCGTGACCTTTTGAATAACTACTCTGGAAAAGTGGATTATACAAGAAAGTATAATGAATTTGGCAAGGAAAAACAGGGGCTGCAAAAAGAAAAGTATGAATTTGATAATAGAATCAATACTTTTGTATCTAAAGCCTCGGAAAATAAGTTAGATGCGTTAGCGTATTTAGCGGAAACCGCGGGAGCAGATCCGGTGGCATTTATAAAAGAATTTAAACAAGGATTAATTCCTGACCTTGAATCATACCTAAACATGAGCGAAATCGAACGTGATGCGTATGATGCTAAACAGGAATTAGACATAATGAAGAAAAGTCAAACGACTAAAGCTTCTAACGAGGAATATTTGCAAGAGTATGAGGCTCTTGAAACCGAAATAACTTCTCAAATAGAAGATTTAGGAATTGAACAATCTGAATATGTTGCGGCATACGACCGCTTGGTAGAATCTGGACATATAGCTTCAGATCAAATAGGACCGGACACTGTAGCCCAATGGATTGGGATGGAGAATAGGGTAAACCTAGTTGATGCAGAGCTTGCAAAAATAGATTCAAACCTCGCTGACGATGTTGCATTGATAGAAGACCTAGTACGAACCTCGCTTGAGAGTGGACTTGATGAAGAAACCACTATTGAAGTGATTAACGAGATGTATGGGCAACCTTCTAAAGAAGCACAATCGGCAAGCAAAAAGGCTAGACAGCATTTACGCAGTCCAGCTAACAATGACACTACATCCTACAATCAGAATAGGTCTGATTCAGAGGATGTAGGTCCGATAGACTTTGATGACATATAACTTAGGAGGTTATTTCAAATGGCAAAGACATGGAATTTAACTAGTGCTTCCAACTTATTTAAAACTAAGTTCGGTAAGCTCTCAGAAAACGTATATAACTCTAGCACAGTATTACTAGCTAGAACTAAAAAATCTTATAACTTTACTGGTGATTCACTATTCATTCCAGTTCCTGTTGCATTTCAGGGCGGTGTGGGTTCAGGATCTCTACCAAAGGCAAACGCTGCAAACGCTGGTAAGGCATTACTTACTCGTAAAGCAGTTTACGCTAGGGTGAAAATCTCTAGAGAGGCTATAAAAGCTTCATCTAATGACGAAGGTGCTTTCGTTAAAGGATTAAAGCATGTTGTTCAAAAAGGCGTTGAGTCTTATATGAGAAACATGAGCAGAATCCTTTTTAATGATGGAAGTGGTGCTTTAGGTACCGCCGATTCTTCTGAAACTGCGCCTGCTAGTGGACAGCTTGAAGTAGTTATAACAGCCGCTACTTTTAAAGAAGCTAACTTTGAAGAGAATGATTATGTAAATATTGGTACTTCTACTGATTTACAAGAAATAGTTGCGGTTGATCCTGCTACTAGAACTATTACTCTTGAAGCTGTTACTGGCTCCCTACCAACTCTAACAGGAGATCAAGTGATCTATATGCAGGGTTCTAAAGATGCAGATCCACAGGGCCTTAAAGGTGTTTGCGATGCTACTTCAGGTACTTTGTATAATATACCGGTAGGTCGTAGATGGCAGGCAACTCAGATAGACGCTAGTGGTGCAGCTATTACTGAAGATTTGATGGACCAAGGAGTTTTAGAAATACAACGTAAATCAGGTAAAGTAGTTAACTTAGTTATAACTTCTTTTAATCAATTCAGAAAGATTAAAGCCTTAAGCGTTTCTCAGAAACGATATAATATAGAGCCAAGAGATAAAAAGCTTATTGGTAAAGTATCTATGTCAGGTATTGAGTTAATGACTTCTACTGGAGCAGTTCCAATAGTTCCAGAAAGATTCTGTGAAAATGATAGAGTTTACTTACTTAATGATAACTTTATCGAAATTCATCACGCACCAGACTTCGGTTGGTTCGATGACGATGGTACAGTTTTCTTAAGAGAAGCTGATAGCGATTCTTATGAAGCTAGATATGGTGGATACCTAGAAGTATTTATCACACCTACTTTCCAAGGCGTTATAACTGGCTTAGCACTGTAAGTTAATTTTATAGGTACGATATCGTCGGAGATATCTGCCTTCTTTGGGGAGAAAGGTGTGCAATCGTATATCTACTCCCCTTTTTTTATTTGTAATGAATTGAAGGGACATAATTTATTATAATTAGGAGTGAATGGGATGTTAAATAGGGAACAGGAGATATTAAATAGACTTGAGGTGATAAACAACAAGCTAAATATCATTATTACACAAAATTCCGTTCAGGAACACAGAATAACTAAATTAGAAGAAACACAGTCTGGGGTTATAAAATTTACTGGTACCGCGCTTTTAGCGAGTATTGGGGCATTAGGTAGCGCCGCCTTTAAATTGTTAATGGGAACAGGGAAATTATAATATGGATTTTATGAAAATGTTAGAAATGATGAAAAAGGGGCAAGCTAAAACACCTCAAATGGGTGGGAAGGCTAGTTCAATTATGGGAGCCGATAATATGACGGGCGCCGAAAAGCTAACTGGTGGCCTATCAGCCGCAATGGAAGGTGGATCGCTAATAAATACGAACGCCAAAGATTCCGGCGGATACACCGATGCCACCTCTTCCGCGATGGATGGAGCTATGAAGGGCGCAAAAATCGGAGGACCTCCGGGAGCGGTAATAGGCGGTCTCGTGGGGATCGTAAAAGGCATACAGAATAGAAGAACAGAACATAGGAATAATCAAACAATGTTAGGTAATGCTGGAAGGCAACAAGCCGCAGATTCATATTCTGCGTTTGATAATATAATAGGGAGA